CAGGGTGATTTCTATGAAATACCCACAAAATCAGCTTCAGGCTTTACAATTAGATTCAAGAATTCAGGCGGAACTGTGGTAAGTCGCACCTTTGACTATGTAGCAAAGGGATATGGAGAATTAGTAACTTAGGAGAATTAAATTGAGCCAGCATGATCTAACTATTGATAACCAAGGCTTTCCAGCATTTAGAGCCGATCTTAATAATGCTTTACAGGCATTAGGAAGCACACAGTCAGGAACAACTGCGCCTTCGCCTACTTTTGCTAATCAGCTTTGGTATGACACCACTAATAATATTTTAAAGATTCGCAATGAAGATAATGATGCTTGGATTTCATTACTTACATTAGATCAATCTGCTGATTCTGTTTCTCAAATATCTACAGCATTAGCTGTTCTTTCCGCAGGCACAGTATCCGCACCATCCATCACTACTACAGGCGATACCAATACAGGTATCTTCTTCCCTGCTGCTGACACTATTGCCTTTACAGAAGATGGTGTTGAATCTATGCGTATTAATAGTTCAGGTAATGTAGGTATTGGAACAACTTCGCCTTCTTTTGCTGTTGATGTAGTTCGTTCAGGTGGAGATGCACAGCTTCGTTTGATGTCGCAAGCCACAGGAACAAATGGAATTATCTTCCGTAATAATGCTGTTCCAACTTCTGCCAAAGGTGCAATTCTTTATCCTAATGGTAGCGCTGCTGGTGGCGATACAATGCAGTTTGTTGTAGATGGATCAGAACGGATGCGTATTGACACTGATGGTGATGTTGGTATTGGAAGCACTAGCCCACTTTCAAAGCTAGAAGTTGTTGGCGGTCAGTTTCGTGTAGCAAATACATCAACTGCTGCAGTTTGTATTATTAGCACTGATAGCACCTCAACCAACGGCATTACCATTGAATCTTCTTACTATGGTGGTGCTGGATATGGACCAATGAAGTTTAATGCTGGTGGCGCAGAACGGATGCGTATTACTTCTGGTGGTGATTTGTGTATTGGTACTACAACTAATAGTGCAAAAGTCTCTATTTCTGCAACAGCAGTAGGTGGTAGAACTTTATACTTAAACAAAGGAACAGGCGATACAACAGACTTTTTTATTGTTGCAGACACAACAACAGCGAATAGGTTTTTAGTTTTAGGTTCGGGTGATGTTCAAAATACTAATAATAGTTATGGCGCTATTTCAGATGTTAAATTAAAAGAAAACATTGTTGATGCAACGCCTAAACTTGAAGATTTATGCAAAGTTAAAGTACGCAATTACAACCTTAAATTTGACCCAGACCATAAACAAATTGGTGTTGTTGCACAAGAACTTGAACAAGTGTTTGCTGGTTTAGTCGAAGAAACAAAAGACACAGATAAAGATGGCAACGACTTAGGAACAACAACTAAATCTGTTAAATATTCTGTATTTGTACCAATGCTAATTAAAGCAATGCAAGAACAACAAGCAATGATTGAAAACTTAACAACACGCTTAAATGTGTTAGAAGGAAACTAATATGGCAACATGGAACATTACCCAAACAGACTATGAAACTGCTAATGGTTTTATAACTACGGCACATTGGACTTGCACAGAAGTCGATGGCGAATATAGTGCATCTGTATATGGCACTTGTGGCTTTAGTGGCACACCAACAATCCCTTACGCACAGGTAACAATGCAAGAAGTATTAGACTGGTGTTGGGCTGGCGGTGTGGATAAAAACGCAATCGAGGAGTCTTTGGCAGCTAATATCGCCCTACAAAAGAACCCAGTACAAGAATCAGGAGTACCTTGGGCAAGCTAACAGCCTTTCTTTGTTAGCATTTTAGGAGAAAGTAAAATGGGAGAAAATAAAAAAACCCCTATTACTATTGATAATATTGAATATCAATATGAAGATTTAACAGCAGAGCAACAAACTTTAGTTAATCATTGTGTAGATTTAGATCGAAAAATTAACTCTACTGCATTTAATTTAGATCAGTTGCGAATAGGAAAAGAAGCATTCATCAAACTTCTAAAAGAATCTTTACAAAAAAAGGGCGAAGAAAATGCTAATAATTGATTGGGTAATGGATAAACTAGGCTATACCAAAAAAATAACTTTTAATTGGAATTCTTTTATACAAGAACTAGAATGCGAAAAGCCAAAGCGCACAGTAGCTAGAAAAAAGCCTGCAACTAAAAAGCCTGCTGTTAAAAAGACTATTCGCAAAAAGGTGTAATCATGGCTGATGAATTTTTTGATGAATTTCGCTATGGCAAATTAGTTGCACAAGTAGAAGCAATGGAAAAGAAGATGGATACTATGGAGATTGATATTAAAAAACTACTTGCTATGGCTGAAAGGTCAAAAGGTTCTCTTTGGGCGCTAATGGGTGTAGCTTCTGTAGGCGGTGGTTTTATTACTTATCTAGCTGATTTATTTATTAGAAAATGAATCTACAAGTAAATGATTCCTTATCCAAATGGAATAAGACAGAAGCATTTGAACTCCAAGTAGCTAGAGGGCAAATCAGAGGGCATTCTGTAGTTAATATTTTTGGTTTTAACCATACAGTAGGCACTTCTTTTATTACTCCTTGGGAACTAAATACAACTTACCCATTTTTATCTACTGCACAGCAATTATCTTTAGTTTCTACTTCTGCATCTGATACAGCTAAAATTGTTATTATTCAGGGATTAGATTCTAACTACAATGCCATTACAGAATCTATAACAATTAATGGAACATCTACAGTAACAACTACAAATTCTTTTTTAAGAATTAATAGCATGAGTGCAGGAGATGGAACTATTATAGGCAATATTACTGCTTCTTATAGTGGCACAGTTTATGCACAAATTACAGATGGAGTAGGTAGAACTCAAATGGCACAATTTACTGTGCCTAATGGACATACTTTTTATCTTTATAGAATTAATGGCTGGTCAGCAACAGCTACAGGCAATCAATATATTACTTTTAGAAATAGAGTAACTACATTATCTGCTACTTTTGATGTGGCACATTCAACATTTACAAGCTCTCAATTTGAAGTTCAGCGCAGATTTCCATTTGCTTATGCAGAGAAAACTAATGTGCAACTTCAATGCAAATCTAGTTCATCTACAAATGATGTTTCTTTAGCTGGTGAAGGTGTATTAATTAAAAACTCTCAGTAAGTTGATACTTCATATCATAGCCTTTAAACTACCTTAATACTTATGAACAGCATTCTTAAATTATGGCAGATGATCTTGGACTATCTATTGGCGCTAAAGGCATCAGCGAAGGCATCAAAACTGGTAGAGATGCTGGCAAAGAGATTGCAAAAAATATTGAAGAAGTTCAAAAGGAAGCGGTTGATCTAGCAAGGCAAAGCGCCCAAGCTAAGATCAGAGAAAGAAGGGAAGCAGAGTTTAGAAAAGAAAGAGCAATATTTAAAGCTCTAGAGGAATATAAACACAGAAAGAAAATTTCTGATGAGGAATACAAATTAAGAGTAGATTTTATTAAGGCTTATGGCACTAAAGAATGGCAAAAACTTTTAGATATTAAGATTGAGATTGAAAAGTTAGAGAAAGCAGACAAAGATTATTTTGATGCTGAACTATCAAAAGTTAGATCGGTGCAGTTTTGGTGCTTTATGGTCGCAGCATGGATTTCATATTACATAGTTTGGGGAGTTAAAAAATAATGTTTCCACTTACAGCTATTCTAGATATTGGCACAAAGCTAATAGACAAACTAATCCCTGATCCTGAAGCTAAAGCTAAGGCTCAATTAGAGCTTGTAAAGCTACAGCAAGAAGGCGAGCTTGCTAAGATGCAAGCCGATATTGCAGAAGCTCAAGAGATTACTAAGAGATGGGAAGCGGATATGTCTAGCGACAGTTGGCTTTCTAAAAATATTCGCCCAATGGCTCTTATTGCCATCTTTGGCGCTTATTTTTTATTCGCTATGATGTCAGCCTTTGGCTATGATGCAAATCAAAACTATGTGCAGTTGCTAGGGCAATGGGGTCAGATTGTATTTTTAGCCTATTTTGGCGGTAGAACTGCTGAGAAGATTATTGAGATGAAAGCTAAGAAAAATGAATAGTGAACATCTTATAGCCATTGGTATTCATGAGAATTGGTATGATGCCTTGCAAGAAACCTTTGATAGATATGAGATCAATACTGTTAAAAGGCAGGCGCACTTTATTGGACAATGCGCCCATGAATCTAATTACTTTAAAGCGCTAGAAGAAAACCTTAACTATTCTGCACAGGGTTTAATGGGCATTTGGGGGTCTAGATTTCCTACTATAGAGATTGCACAGGAATGCGCTAGAAACCCTGAGAAGATAGCTAATAAAGTCTATGGTGGGCGCATGGGCAATTTAGAAGATGGTGATGGCTGGAAATACAGAGGTAGAGGGATTCTTCAGCTTACTGGGAAGGAAAACTATAAGAACACAGGAAATGCCCTTGGAGTTGATTTAATCGCCCTTCCTGAGCTTTTAACAACTCCTAAGTATGCTTGCCTATCTGCTGGTCATTTTTGGTCTAAAAAGGCTTTAAATGCCCTTGCTGATGCCGATAATTACCAAGAGATTACCAAGCGGATTAATGGTGGGCAAACTGGTCTTATGGATCGCATCTACAAAACCAAGAAAGCAGAGGAAGTTTTAGCTAGGGAGATTTAGGGATCTGTAGATAACCCCATCACCCCAAACTTTATCAAATTCAGCTTCTTTATATAGATCAATAATCTTATCAGGGTAAACCATTATAGGATTCTGATGAGCAAAACAGAATGCATAAATTAAAGGTGCTTCTTTAGTAGAAAACCACTCCATAAACATTGGTAGCATATTTACTTCTGATTGTTTAAAGTTTCCTGTGCCTTTTACATTTATCACAAAAGTATCTTTGCCAGTATTTACTATGTAATCAGGTAGATTTCTAATCATTGTGTTTAGCTTCCAGTAGTTATCTATTTCATTGCTTTTTTCTTCAAAGCCTAGCCTGTGATACTTGTAGTTTTTTTCTGTGCAATATTTCTCAAATAGTATTTCGCCATGATTTACTATCTTTTGCCGATCCAAGAAAGATGCAATATTATTCATGCCAGTTTAATAAGTGGAGAACTGGTCAAAACCCTGTGAAGGATAGAGCTTATTTCTCTAGAACTCATGGTGCTTTGTGCATTTCTTCTTTAGCTTGGATCAATGGCTCTGCAAGCTCAATAATGATTACTTGATCTGTTAGTGCTACTTTGATCGCATCAAGGGTTTGCCCTTGCCTAATGAACTTTTGCACCAATTCCCTAATTTCCTGTTCCATGATCAGAAGGGAATATCTGATTCCATATCTTCTATGGAATTTTGTTTAACTTTAGGAAGCTCATCATTACCCCTAGGCTTAAAGTTATCCTTTGCTCTAGGCTCTGCAAAGTTTAGCCAGCCATCCCAATTAATAGGGATTTGCTCTAGCTTTGCAGCCATACCACCTTGCTTAGTATCCATAACAACTCCACACTTAACCCATCTAGTCTTATCTGCGCCTGTGGCATCTTTATAAACTCCACCTTTAGCAAGCAGTTCATATTTAATTGGCATACATTCTCTCTTTCAATTTTGTGAATAACTCATCAACTTCTTGTAAAAACTTCTGCACTTCTACTTCCATATCCTTGATATAACCATCATCCCTATCAAGGCGCACTACAAACAACTGCAAGTTCTCAGGAAGCCTAGGATCAAATGATACAAAATCACACCATTTGCGCCCTGTGCAAGCCATCTGAGTTTGCATTTGTGGGATATATTTTGCAGGCGGTTTACCACCATCTATATATTCAAGATGAGTAGTAGTGTTCGGGCATTTAATTTCTATAAGCCCATCTTCTGCTACCAAACCATCAGGACTACAGCCAAACCATTCTATTTGCGGATGATCCATAAAAGGTATCTGCTCAACAAATAGATTCATCTTGGTTTCATAAGCAATTCGGGCAAATGGCTCTTGCTCTGTTCCCCATTGCATAGCTGAATTAGTAAATGATTCTGCTGGCTGATTGGTTAATCTCTCAGCAACTAAATCCATCTTATAATTCTTGCGCCCTGCTGATTCGCCTGATTTAATTTTGGATAGAACATCTGCAACTCTAGAAGCTGTAACCTTGCCAGCCCTGAGCATCTTCCATTCTAGAGAGCCTTGCTCTATTTTGGTTGCTTCAATTCTATCTTCGGTAGTAAAAGTAGTGATGATTATTTCTCCTTATTAGTAGATCTATTATTTGCCTGTTGTTTTGCTGTAGCCCATCTACAGTTAGAAGGCTCATAATTTCCATTGTTATTTATTCTATCTATTGAATGATTTTTGCTTGGTCTTAATCCCATATCTTTTAAAAAATTTTCAAACTTTAACCATCTTTTGCAAATTTTTATTCCTCTTGCACCATATCTATGAAAACTTTGAGAAGATTCCCAATGTGTTCTAGACATAATTCCAGACCAACAAGTATATTCAGGTGTTTTGCATTTTCCATGCTTTGTAGATCTATGCTTAGCTAATTCATTTTTTAAACATCCACAAGATTTTTGCCTTTCACTATTTAATGTATGAGTAGGCACTATTGAATAATTTCCACATTTGCATAAGCATTTCCAATGATTATGACCATTTTTCTTATAGGCAAATTCTTCCACAGTTAATCTATGAAATTCTTTGCCTATAATTTTATTTTTTGCTGTATCTAATCTGCTCATTTAATTATATTAATCAAAATTGCAAATGTAGTCAAGCGGTAAAGGTAGTCATTTTGTTTCCTGTTTAAGTTTAATTAGTTCCTGTAATTGTTTACAAAATTGTTCACCAGCTTGTGCAGCTTTCAATGCATCATCCCAATCATTAGTTAGGCAAAACCTATATACATTGTTTACAGCCAGTTTTGTATCTAAATAAATTTCTGCATAATCTGATTCTTTCATTCTTTATCTTCCTGATCTATTTGTGGTTCATTTAATTGAATAAGCTGAGTTTCCCCATCTTTCTCAAATTGGTTTTGAAACTCCTTGCTCATGGCTTCAACTGCTGCTTGCCATCCAAGAGCAAAGAATTCTTCAGGATGATACACAGGTTTATCTAGCTTATTGAATGCTTCCAAGCAAAGTTTATTGGTTATCATTTTGCCTTTTTCCATTTAAAAGGATAAACATCAATATTAGTTTGCTTAGGAATTACATCATCAAAAGTCTTTTCTGCAAGCGCCCTAAATTCTTTCCACTTCTTTTGATATTGCGCTTGTTCGCTGGCAGGAATGTAGTTGTATAGTTTGCGCCATCTAATAGTTATATCTGTAGTACTTGGTGTATAAATAAAATCATTTGTCATTTGTTTTACTCCTATATCTTTGTTGAGATTGTCTAGTAAGGCAAAATTCACACTTCCATCTTTTTATCTTACTGGCTGTTTCTACTAATTTAAAACCTTCTGCATTTCGCATAGCTTGGCAACTACTACAAAACTTCCTTTCCATTTTTATTCCATCCATCTTTTAAGTAACCCCATTCTGAAGCATCTACAACTGCTGATAACTTTTCACAAACATCACAAGAATCTATCCAAGTTCTATATTCATGGTTTTTTGGTTTTTGTGTTCCCCATTTAACTCCACAATCATGGCAAACATTATCAGGCTGTTCATCAGCTAGGTGCATTCATGCTTCCTTTCTTAATGTCATACACTTCTTTTAGTTGATTGGATAGACTTTTAAATTTCTTAAATTTAAGATAACCTTCTTGGAAGGCAGTTCGCAACTCGGCAGGGCTAGAACTTGCCTGAATTTTATCAATGTAGATCAAGATCTCCTCTGCTGGATCTTCTTCATCTTCAGGTGGTATATC